GCAAGTACAAAATCATGAAAAAGGTTCGCGCTGGGGTGCACATGCTCAACACCCCCAAAGTTGGCAACAATTTCAATTCCATCGACGCCCTCGGCACCGACTGTGGCGACGAAGGGATGTTGTATTACAACCGCTTGGCACTCATCGCCGATGGGCAAAAGCGCAGGTTCGACAGCGCGTGCATCCAAGGCTTGGAGGGGGGTGTCACCCAAAAGCGCACCTCCTACGTCTCCAAGGACGGGAAGTGGTTCGACGGCATGGAACAGATGCCGATCGATTGCGGCGACAAGGCTATCTCTGGTTTCCGATTCGAAGAATCCAACGACAAGACCAAGGTTCGGATGAACTACTCGTGCCACAATCACGGTCTCAACATGGCGTCGTGCACCGAACAGAGCGTCATGACCGCCGGAGATGGCACGCAAAACCGCGATCTCAACGAATCCCTGGACATGGCGGCCACCAACTGTGGCGTTAACAAGGCGATGACCTCCCTCAGATTAGAGAAGGGTGACGACGGGCGCCTCAACATGAAATACAAGTGCTGCAACCTCGAAGACATGTAATCAATAAAATCATTCATTCATTAAATATTAACATGTTCATTCAAACATCTTAATATTTACTTACAATTACAAAGGGGTGACGACGGGGGAACCCGGGACGTTACGGAACGCCGGCGTGGGGTTGTAGTTTTTGTTTCCACCCCGCGTGTTGGTGAACACCGCACCCTTCGCGCTTTCAAAGATGCGCCTCTTTTTCGCATCGAGGTAGTTCGTGGCTCTGTTTCTCGCTTGATTCTTGAGGTTGTTCACCTTTCGCAACGCTTGCTTCTTGAGATTTTTCGCGGCGCTCTTCGCCTCTCGCTGTGCCTTTTTCGCCGCAGCCTTGCCCATGCTCTTGGCGATGAGGAGGGGCAGCATGTATAGTAGAATATTATATTTTTATTCCAACATGATTAAAGTTCGGCGGCAACACACCCTTCGTTTAACGCATACTTGCGCCTGCGCTCGGCGTAACCATCTTAATATTTATAGAACGCGAAACACACATTAGGGTACTTGAAGAAATATCTTAATGTATGAAATGAATGTAAATATGTTTAATGTACTTTCTTAGTTGGAGAACGCGAGACCACCCATGCCGGATTGGATGCGGAGGACGTTGTAGTTCGTCGCAAACATGTGCATAGTTTCAGACGTGTCAGCGCGCTTCATCGTGACAGACACTTGCGCGTTGTCAATGCGAGAGAAGTTGCAAGTACCCGTCGGTTGGTGGGATTCCGGCTCAAGCGCGAAGGAGTACGAGTAGATACCCGGGTACGGCGTACCGGTGTGGTGGTTGTACGGTTGCACTTGGTTGAAGTACTTGCCGGCTTGTTCCTTGAAACGATCTTGACCGTTGAGGACCAACTTGAAGGTGGAGAGCGGACCAACGGCACCATCGGTCGGGGCAACACCATCTTCAACCCATCGGAGGGAGCCACCGTCCGGACCAGCCGTGAGGAGCGGGGCACCGGTACCGGCGGTGATCGGCACGTAGCAGTTGGCACCGAGGTCGGTGACGTCGCAGTTGAGGATAACGTCAGTGGCACCGACGTTGGAGGAGAAGTTCCACATGTTGGAGCCCGAGGAGCCGCCGTTGTTGAAGCACCAGACCAATTCCTTGACCGGGTGATTGTACGACAAACGGATTTGCTTAGTTCCATTGGAGGTGACAGTGTCAGAGCCAGTGTGTTGAACTTGTTCAATGAGGTATTCGTGGCCCTTTTGGGAGAAGCGTCGGCGCTCTTCCGTGTCAAGGTAGATGTAGTTACCCCACACCTTGAACGTACTAGTGTTGAAGTACGTGGCGAATTCGTCAGTAAGGTCAAAGTCAAGACGAACTTCGTGGTATTGGAGGGCAATCAACGGCAACGCCAAACCCGGGTTGCGGTTGAAGAAGAAGATGAGCGGTAAGTACACCGTGCCCTTACCCGTAGTCATCTTACCCCAGTTCGCCTTCTTGGCTTCAGAGAGGTACAATTCGGAGTAGAGGCGGAACCACTTTTGGTAGGTCTTGTCGATGCGTTGGCCACCGATGGAAAGTTCCACATCCTTGATCGCACGCTCGGCGACCCAGCATTGGGAGTCACCGTTCGTGGTCGCAACCAAAGAAGACTTGGCAGACAACTCAACGTACATGTCGGCGATCAAATCACCGTTGCGCGCGACGGTCACGGAGAGGCGACCGGAGTTCGCCGGGGTACCGTTCACGGTTTGTTCAATGTTTTCCATGGCGAAGTTCGTGTGACGCTTGTACACAGCCTGGAAGAAAGTAACCTTCGGGTTACCGGTAAGGAACACGTCTTGGGCGCCGTAAGCGACAAGTTGCATCAAACCACCAGCCATAGTTACAGATTGTTGGTACTATAGGATAAGAAAATAATTTCGCGTGTTCACCTCCTGGGGAACGCACGCACCACGTGCGGTGAATTTCAGAATTTTGATTTCTCAGGGAAAC